GCTCCAGTACCTGCAGCTTCAACGCCCAAGTTGGTATCTGTTTCTCCTGCCGAAATAATTTTAGGCAAATTAGTTGCAACAGTCGAATTCTGTATTTGTATATGAAGTCCAGCTCCAGCAACTTTTACGAACTGTAAATACTCATTAGATGCATCATCAAACAAAGATCCATCAATAACAGGGTTAGTTAAAGTCTTATTAGTTAATGTTTGAGTTTCGTCATTAAAAGTAATAACCGCAGAAGCATTAGCTAAAGCCGGATATACGACTGTTCTATCTCCAGTTTGGTTAAACATTTTAAATGTTATCTCATTATTCCCCGCAGAATCATCTAGAACTAATTTATCTAAACTCATATTCGTAATAGTTGGAGAAAGTAATGTTTTATTTTCTAAAGTGTCAGTAGTGTTAGTACCCACCAGAGTTGTCGCAATACCTGGTAAAGAAATATCAATACTTGTTGCAGCATTCGGTGCAGTAAGTTTAGTAGTATTAGTATTACCAAATTCTAAACCATCTACTCCAAGTGTTAAATATTGGGATAATACGCCATCAGTACCAAGAAAGTTATATACCTCAGTAAAGTTATCATTAATTTTTCTGCCCGCCGCGCGCAGGGTATCGCCCGTCCCGTCGTTCGCAGCTGCTCCCGTTTGTAAAACCTGTTTTGTCATAATTTACCCTGTTTTAATTTGGTTGTATTTATTTATATAGAAATTGTGGCTGCATACGGAGAATCTCTAAACCAATCTTCATCAAAGCGATGAGCGACCAATACGCTGCCAGGCAGAATATCAGCACCGTTAGGTAGTACGTGGCCAGTAGTATCAATAGCAGAATCTGACATTCTAGCAGAAACATCTGTTCCGCCAACAATAACTTTACCTGTCGAATCATCGAATGTGATAGAATTAGGATCGAAGAATGTTTCAAGAGTTTGCTGTGTTGTAAGCTCTGAAATTGGTACATCACCGTAAGCAGCAATTCTAGAATTAATATTCATTCTAAAGTCAGTATAATTTCCACCAGTTCTATTATCACCTTCAACAATTAGGGTGGTGCTAGTATTAGTTATCGGTTCAATGACTACTATTTGACTTGAAGTAGCTACTGCGCTATCTTCATCACCTATTGTCAAGAACTGTACAACACCAGAGTCAGTAGCAAAACCGTAATCTGCAAATCCAACGTTATAAACTTTTAAGCCTTCTGCTGGGTTTTGTAGTAGTTCTGGCATTCTAGTCGGAATAGCTTCGTTGGCACTTACTAATTCAAGTTGGCCTCCCACATACATTCCGCCTGGATGCACAAATAATTTATAGACATCTAGCCAAGTATTAATAGGAATACCGGATTTAATTAATATAGCAAGCTCTTGATATAGTTTATCGTCTGTAATAAACTTACCAGATTCAGATCCAATCCTAGAATCATTTAATTTAAATATTTTTTCTTTTGTATATTCAACTGTAGGATCATCTTGAAAGAAGGCTCTAAAAAACTGCTGAATAGAATATAAAGATCCTTTAGATCTATATAATAAATTAGAAAATTTTGCAGCTTCTCTTTTGTTTATAAATCCTTCAAAATAAGATTGGCCTAATAGAAGTTCATCTTCTATAAATTGTAAAAGTCTTGCGTCAACCTGAGTGATATCTCGAGATTTATATAAATTATGAAGTATATGAACATCTTCATTTTGTTCTAAGTATTCGTAATAGTATTCTAAAAATTTAATAAGAGTTTCATACTCTTCTTGAAAATATGCAGGCAGGACCTTTTTGACTTCATATTGTCTAAAGTCTATCTGTCTTCTATTATTATCGTCTAAGGTTCTGTCTAAATAATTTAACATTAGTTAGTCGCCGTTGTTATGATACCTTTAGAGAATGATAAGTCTTTATCAAGTTCTAAAATATTATTTCTGGTAGGAGCTATAGAAGCCTGATTTGCCGGCGATACTGAAACTTTAATTTCTGTTTCTCCAGATAATAGAGATTCCGGTACAAAATTTAAAAGTGTAACTGTAGCTTTTTCGGAATGATATTCGCCAACGTTATTTAGCATAATAGATCCGTCATCTAAAGATACGATTTGTAATGTATTGCTAGAAAGTACATTTCTTATTTGACAAACTTTATTTAAATAGATAAAGTTAGAAGAAGTAACTATTAAATTTTCATCATCAGGATTAGCTATTGGAACTGGAAATCTTAAGATAACATTATTATTTCTTGAAACATTTAAAAGAGCAGTTCGTACAACGCTATATGAAGAAGTTACTGTATCTAGCGAAATCAATACACTAGCGGCTTGATCATATTTACTATCATTTACTAAAGAAATGACATTATTTAAAACTTCGTCATCTATTATATTATTTGCTAAATTAGAAATAGTACTAATAAGTGTTGGTCTTACCGGATTAAATCTTTGCTGCATTCTAATCTCAGCTCTTGAAGATAAAACCGCAGATGAAACTTCATCTAGTTTAGTTAGCATATTAGATCTTCTGAAAGATTGGTGAAATTTACCGGTATTATTTTGAAAATAATCTTCTACTGCATTTGAAACCTGAGCTTGAATACTGTTTAGTGTTAATGTAGTAAGCTTGGGGTTGAATTGAAAAAAGTTTCTGATTTCAATAAAAGTAGTAACTGGATCTGAAAATCTTAATTTAAATGAAATTACCGCTAGTTGTTCAGCTAAATCTAAGATAGCAATTTTAGTATTTGACTGAGTTAATTCAGTTATATCATCTTCAAAATCTATTGAAACATAAACAGCACCAAATTCTGGATCTAAATTATCTTCACCGCCCCAAGCAATAATGTCTTTAATTAAAGACGAGTATTTTCTTAAAATCAAAGCTGCATAATCTTCTGCTGTAACCATTCTATTTTGAGATGCATATTGAAATGGAGCCTTCAATCTTATAGATTCTATAGATTCTTTATTATCTCCTCCAATAGATCTTTGAGTTGTAGTAACATCTAATGTAACTTGCTCTGTTCCGCCGTTTTGAAGAATAATATCTAATGTTGATGGTTGAGCATGGAATATATTTCCGCCATTTGCAGATTTACCTTTAGTAGAAAGATAACTAACATTAATTCTTGACCCAGCTGCAGGTGCAACCCCAAACGTTTCACCATCTCCGAAACTTAATTCAAAGAACCCGTTAGGAGATTCTTTTAAAAGATATATTGTAGATTGAGAAGTAATATTGACTGCATCATTAATATTAGTATAGACACTTCCGATGCCACCAATTGCGGTCTCGAATACGGTTATAACCGTAGTAGTAGTATCGATTTCAGTGTCTGGTATAATATAAACTGGATTTTCTTCATATTCTCCGACTAAGAAATTTTTAGATTTTCTTGAACCTTCTTTTACTTTAATTTCTCTAGATCCATTTGTATCTTTAAACTGATAAAAACCAGTACCGTCATCTTGAGCACTATACTCTTCTAAAGTTTGAAATACAAATACTTCATCATTAATAGTAGAAGTAAATTTAGTAAATGCCGGTAATTCAACTGTAGATGGTCTAGAATTATTTGTATTAGTAAAGCTGACATCCAAAACCCCAGCAGCGGCTGTAACAGAAGTAGGAATGTAACCAATACCTTCAGATAATGATACCACAGAACTTCTTAATTGCGCTGTACTTAGATAAGATTCATTTAAAGCAAAGTTCGCCATTAAAGCATTAATATGAGTATTATAAGCTAATACATCTAAAACATTTGATAAACCAGCTGATTCAAAATCATAATCCGTAAATTCTGATTTGCCGGCCAAATACGTTTTTAAACTAGATTTAATATTATTAAAGTCTAATGCTGTAGAATTAATTGTGGTTACCATTGTTATCTCAGCCTTGCTAATGTGATTTTAAACTGTACAGTGTCATTGCTATTTACAATTCTAAAAATTATAGAAACGCCTAAGCTATTATGTGTTTCTATTTGATTGGTGTCGATGATAATGTCGCTGACTATAGCTCTTGGTTCATACACCTCAATAGCTTCTGCTATATTAGATTTTATCTCTAAAGAAGTAATATCGTCTGCAAGTTCGAATAACATATCTCGAATATTTGTTCCAAAATATGGTTGAAACGGTTTTTCATAATAATTAGTTAATACTAAATTTTTTACTGACTGTTTTACAGCAGCCGCATCAATTTTTTTGTATATTTCACCATTTGGCTTATTTGCAAATGTTAAGTCCAAATCGCTAAACGCACGAGATCTGGAAACTAATTTACTATTAGTATTAATCCCGCCGTCTTCTTGTGATAATAATCTTACTGCCATTTACTTCTCGTTTTATTTTATTTATAAGCCTTACACATATTTATAAACACTTTGATCGTTAACAGCTATAGATCCTATCCTATAATATTTTTCAAATCCAACGCCATTAGCATCTACTTGCCGTGCCATATTTTCAAATTCTTTTAATTTCCATTTTCTGGCATCACCAGCACCTAATAAGTGAGCGCCGAATAGAAGTCCCGCAACAACGCTAACAGTATCATCTGAATATATAACGCTGCCTCCAAGTCTAGAACTTCTTAATGTTGCAAGGTTACTATTAGTATGCTCTATTATAATCTTTTCTTGTATTCCAGGATTCGAAACAAAATCATCAACATTATTAATTCCGGCTTTGCCTGTCCAATATTGATTACCTGCAGTTCTCATGACATAGTTGTGTGAAGTTCCAGATAAATAAGCGTCAACGCCTGCACGAGTAATATATCCACGATCAAATAATGCTAATACACCAAACTGATATTTTCCTGCAAAGCCCAATCTATTAATAGATTTATAGTCATTGCTACTTTCTCTTTCACCTAACTTAAATAGATAATTTTGAGTTTGTTCTTTTGTAAATCCTCTAATAAGACCTTCAGGCTCCGGTGCTTGCTCCGGAACTGGATCGTTGATTGTATCCATAGGTTCAGATAAAACTTCAACAATTTCATTATTCTTAAATGTGCTATTATTAAATGTAGTTTTAACGTTTTTCTTATATTGAGCTTCAAATGTTTCAGACATATTAGGTATTTCTAGACCCAATTGGCCGCTAATAACAACTTCACCAGCTTCTGTTTCAGGAGAATACGTATCCCAATCTAATATAAGATTATCGTAAGATAGTGTGTCTTTCCACCAATCGGCCAAATCAAATAGTTTTTCATTAGCGAATTGCCCGTCTTTATTAACTAATCGATACCATATTAATCTACCAGTTCTTGATAAATCATTTGAAGAACCTGGAGTAACAGTTTCATTTGGTCCAGCTTTATAAACTCCTTCTGAAACAACTAATCGATGTTGATAAAATAATTTCAAAGATACGTCTCTAAATGATGAAAGTATTTCTGCATGAATATAAAGATTTCTAGCAAGTTGCTGTAAAGCTGTTTCATCATCCCTTATATGATCTAATGTTATAGGGTCATTACCTCCTAAGAAATCAGATATTCTAACGCCTGGAGCTAAAAGAGTATTTTCATCAATTGTTTCTTTGAAATTAGGATTAAACTGCGGCGCCGGTAAAATGACATCGCTTAATTCCTTTGGTTCAAATAAATTACTCTGTTTGGCAATTGTTAAATTTCCTATCGGCGTTTGGCCAAATTTTGGAGTAACAGTTCCGGGCTTAGATCTTCCTATAGCTGGAGGGATCGGTGTGCCAGCTCCACTACTAATTTTATCAGAAAGGATTGCATTGCCCATCAAAACACTATTCGCCAAATTACTCTGATCTCTAAATTTAGATCTATATTTTTCTGTAGTTAATTCGGCCTTTGAAACCCCACCGGTTTCCTCTTCTTTGTTTATAAGATTTTTAGTAAAATCACCAGGATCAACTGAAACTTTGCGAATGCCTTTCTCGCTATTTTCTAATAAGGCATTGATATCTTCGGGTGTAAGAGATATACGAGTTGCTGCAGTATTTGTAAAACTATACGCTGTACCAGATGTTACCGATTGTGCATAATTTTGAGATGATGTCGCATTAGCCTTTAAAGCTGTTCCGTTCAAATCGCCATGAATTGTAGTAAGTGTTGCAGTTTTACCTTTAAATTCTACGTTATCGCCGCCTATCATTCCACTAGAACCAAACACTGATACATCCGATCCTGCGATATTAATATTATCACCAGCCACAGTAATATCATCAGAAGTAATAATTAAGTCTCCGGTATTAGAAAACTCTAAGTTTCCTTGAGTGTATATCTTATGATTCCCTTTGATGTATTCAGTAACACCTCCAAGTTTTTGTTCTGTAGACGCGCCTGTGCGTGTCTCAAGATATGTACCGTTGATAGTTTGAGTAGTGTTACCATAATTTAAAACTACGTCTTCAGTAATGTTTTCTATTTTCTTTTGAGCATTAAGCGTATAGGTTCCTTTTACGTCAATGTCCAGATCATTTGTTTCAATTTTTAACTTACCAAAAGATAGTTTTCCTTCACCTTCAATGATAACAGTTTGATCTCCATTTGCAACTGTTACTATATTTTTCTTTGCTAAAATACATACACTGCCATCCGGTTTTAATTCTATCCCAGCGCCTTCAGCATGTCTAATTAAAATTCTTTTATTATCTTCTGTATCATCTAATGATATCACATGACCAGTAGAAGTTTTAATTTTATGATAGTTTGGATAAACACTATTTCCGCTATTTGGTACATCTAATGGGAAACCGGGTTTACTGCCACCCAAATCTAACTCTTCTGTTTCATCACCATAAACGGGCTTAAACCAATTAACGGAAGATGGATAAGAAGAGTTAGGATCTTCAAAACCATGATCGTTCGATTTAGTTGCAAGTTCTACATCTGGATTAGCCATTTGGAATCCTTGTATTTAAAATTTGTATTGGGCTAAATGGCGGTTGAATAAGAGGATTTGTAAATAAAGATTTTCTACCAAACCTTAATTCTATAAATTCTCTGGTATCAAGGCCTGGGCACACTTCATCTGATAATAAATCGTTTATACCCAATATCTGCCCTCCAGGATATGCTCTTAAAAAGGTTGCCATAAATCTATCAGCTATATATTTCTGATTATCTGTAAGTGATAGTCTATCTTCATAATTTTGTATATTTTTAGTTCCGGCTGGAGCATTGTATCCTCCTACATACGCTATATGAATTGCATAGTTATCATGACCATTTGGCGTTATTGTTGGAATTACTGGAGTTTTTATTTCAACCGGTCTCGCTTTTTGAAGTCTACCATCTCTTCTGATTATATAATGAAATGGAATGCCTATACCCCTTTGTTGAGCCCAGGCTCCTTGCAAATCTTCGGCTGAATAATTTTGATCATTAGGAGTTTTAGTCCAATGAAATACTATTTCTGTTATTTCTCTTTTTATAGATTTTAATTCTATTTCTAACTCTTCTCCGTTTTCTATATAATTAAATTTATAATCGTTTGAAGTAGCTGATTCTTTCCACGCTTTAACATTTTGATTAGTATTTCTTAAAATAGTTTTAGGACCCGAAATATTATTTAATTGGCTACTTGCACCAGTATCGATATCGCTAAGAGTATCAAAAATTGTTTTAGCATCTAGGTCTGACCTTTTAACTAAAATTGATGTAGCTGCATTAATATTACCTTCACTTAGTAATTTAACTATTTCTGCACTTTCTAATGCCGTAATAGAAGAAACATCTTTTACAATGCCATTAATAGCATTACGAGCACTGTGATTAACTGATTCTATAATATTACTTAATATATCGTCGAAACCAAAATTAAATTTTATTAATGTCTCAGAAATATCAGAGGTTACAGAATTACCTATATTTGAAACCAATTGATCCTTTTTTTCTATAGCATTAAATAGGTCATCTGTATTATCAATACCACTCACATTTTTTAAATAGGTTTCATACTTTCTAGGATCTGCCGCAAAAGAAACTTTTAAACCTGCCGCTACCGCCGGCGCTGTAGGCAAAGAAGCACTTATATTTAAATTTTTAGCATCAATATTTGAAAGACCCATTGCAGATTTAAGTCTATCTGCAGAAGTTAAAACTTTTTCCTTTGAAACAGCAAGATCCTCTTCTATAACTATAGGAATTACTGGTGATTTAAGTTCTACTGGAATATCTACCTCTGCGGCCTTTGCGGCTTTCTTTTTGGCTTTTTTAGCATCCTTAGCGGCAGCTTTAGCAGCGGCAAAATCCTTCTTCCACTGAGGCTCTGATGTACTTTCTCTAAACATATCCATATGAGTTTTATGTATCGATTGGGTTACGCTATTAGTACCGCCATGAAGATCTCTTGGGTATGGCATTATCCAGC